GAGAAAGAGCGCAAGGCGAAGCGCGACGCCGAGAAGGCCGCGAAGGAACTCAAGGACAAGTACGGGGATCTTGACGCAGACGCTGCCCGCGAGGCGCTCAAACTGAAACAGGATCTCGAGGAGAAGAAGCTGCGCGATGCCGGGGAGTTTGACAAGGCCCTTGAACAGCGCGTTACTGCCATGAGGACGGAGCACGAAAAGGAGCGGCAGAAACTGGAGCAGGAGTTGGCCGCGAAAAATTCACGGCTCTCCGAACTCCTCATCGACAACGCCCTGAGCGCCGCCGCGATGAGCAAGGATGCCGGAGTGCTGCCGCGTGCAATCCCCACGGTAATCAAGCTGGCGAAAGACGCCTGGAAGCTGGACAAAGACGGCAAGCCAGTTGCCATGAATGGCGACCAGCCGATTTACGGCAAGGACGGCAACCCGATCAGCATGGAGGAGTGGATCTCCAATCTGAAAACCGATCACGACTATCTCTTTGGGCAGGCGACCGGAGGCGGTGCGCAGAACTCGCACAATACCGGAAACCCAAAAAAGAAAAGGTCCGAGATGACCGTATCCGAAAAGGTGGCCTTCATAGACGATTGCCGCAAGAAGGGCATGAGCGATGCCCAGGCGCAGTCGGAATTCATGAAGCTGCCCGCATAAGAATTTAGAAACACCCGCAATAGGGGCGAGATGCCCTACCGAATATGACCCAATCCCGCGTGAGACGCGGCGAGACGCCAAGCTTCCGCACAACCAAACCAGAAAGGTAAAAACCAGTGACCGCAAGTACGTATGATACGTTCAAGATTTACAATGCGGAATTCCAGACTGGCTACACCGAGACGCTGGTACAGGAAACCAATGCGTTCAACGCCGCGTCCCGTAATGCCATCCGCATGTCCACCCAGTCGCTCATCGGCGACTATCGCAAAGACGCTTTCTTTGCCCCCATTTCCAGCCTCATCAAACGCCGGGATGTTTCGTCTCTGGCCGCTGCCGACACCCTTGATCTCACGCAGAGCGAGATTGTGTCCGTGAAACTCAACCGGATCATTGGCCCGGTGGTCAAGACGCTGGACGCGCTGAAGAAAATTGCTTCCAGCCCCGCCGAAATGAGCTATGTGCTCGGGCAGCAGATTGCCAAGGCTGTAATGGTCGACATGCTGAATTCCGCGACCCGCGCCCTTGTGGCTGCGCTGTCGCAGAATACTGCGCTCACCTACGATTACAGCGGCACGGGCACCGTATCGCACACCGTCCTCGCCACCGGCAAGGGCAAGATGGGCGACGCGATGAACCGGATTCTGTGCTGGGTTATGCACAGCAAGGTTTACAACAACCTTGAAACCCAGTCGCTGACCGACAAGATCACCAACGTAGCCGACGGACTCATCAACATCGGCAAGATTGGCGCTCTTGGAATCCCGGTCATTATCACGGATTCCGCCCCTCTGTTTGTTGACGGCACTCCCGACAAGTATTACACCCTTGGCCTTGTCGAAGGAGCCGCAGAGGTGATTGAATCCGAAGAGCGGACGCTCGTTACCGACGGTCCCAAGACCGAGAAAAAGAACCTGTACTATGTCGTGCAGGGTGAGCTGGCTTACAACCTGGGCGTGAAGGGCTATACCTGGGATACCAGCACGGGCGGAACCAATCCTCTCGATGCCACCGTCGCCACCAGCACCAACTGGGACAAGGTCGCATCCGACGACAAGGACTGCGCCGGAGTTGTTATCGTAACCCAGTAGTCTCATTTCAATCCAATCAGGGGTGGGCTTTCGGGTCCGCCCCTATCCATGAGGCCGTAATGACACTTTTTATCATCTGGGCAAGCAATCATGATACGGCGGCATTCCGCAATGCCCGCGCCATGTTTGTCGCCATCGATCCATCCGCGAAGATATTTCACAGAAACGCCGACGCCTACTCGGGCAAGGGCGATGTAGAGAAATGCGACGGGGTGTTTGTGCAGGATGGATACATCAATATCCAGCGCGATTTTATCGAGGCAGGAATCCCGGTGCACGTCGCAGGAAAGGTTGAAACGGCGCTAAGCGGTGCGCCGCTAAATATACTCTCCATTGAAAGCCCCATCGAAGCGCTCGAAAAGGAACTGGAAAATGAAAATAGATGCAGTGCAGGAAATGAAGCAAGTCCGGATGCAGGTGCAGATAGTCCGGAAGAGGGAAGCGAAGATCCGGCATTGGCTGGCGTTCAAACTCCTGAAGCTGGCAAGGAAGGTGTCGGGATGGGAAATGTCAATCTCCTTCATGTCGCCAGGAGACGAGATAAACAGGGCGGCAAAAAGACGCGCCGATAAGCGCAACAGGAAAACGACATGCCGGTAACAATCGTAGCAACCGCAGGGGCGGCGAACGCAAACAGCTACATCACGCTTGCCGAATTTGAGTCCTATCTTGAATCCTGTCTGCACGTATCTGCGGTCGTTACAGCGGCGACCACCGACACGAAGAACCGCGCACTGGTGACGGCAACCCGGCTATTGGATCAGCTCATTGAGTGGGACGGCGAGCCGACCACGCCCGGGACGCAGGCGCTACAGTGGCCGAGAACGGATCTCGAAGATGACAAGGGCGAGGATCTGGACTCCGAAACTATCCCGCAGAGGTTGAAGGATGCCGCCTGCGAGCTTGCGCGGTACCTGATTGTCACCGACGCCACGGCAGAGCTATCCACGGCAGGCATGACATCGCTGGGAGTCGGGTCTGTGAGCATTGAATTCTCGGAACACTCCGGCCCGAAACGCAAGCCCATACCAGACTCAGTTTGGGAAATGATCTCGCTTTGGGGCAAAAAGAGCTACGGTGCGTCCGTAGTAGGCACACTGGAGAGAGCATAGATGTCTCTAGCCGATGTCGTAAAAAGTGCCGTGGCTGCCGTTTCAACGGCTACAGCGGGCCTTCAGGCCGAAGTCTCCATCGAATCCTTCATTGGGGATGACTCCGACGGAAGGCGCACATATAACGACGCCGAGACATACTCCGTCATTCTCGAAAACAAAACCCGATGGGTTACGTCTCGGGACAGGGGAGGCGAGTCTCAGCTTTCGAAGTCCAACATCCAGTTTCTTGAAGCCGTCACGATATCCGAACAGGACCGCATCACGCTGCCCGATGGGAGCCAGCCGCAGATATTGAGCATCGAAGGCACGGCGGACCCGGACGGGGTGATGTATGCGGCGAGGGTGTATTTCTGATGCCAACCATAGCCGACGCATTCCAGCAGGCCAAAGCCAAGTGGGCAACCGAAGGCCGTCTGCTTGTCGAAGGCGAGGCGCGTGAAGGGCTTGCCTCCGGGAAATATGGGCTGAAGAACGACACCGGCAACCTGATGAACCGGACCCTGAGCGTTTTACTTGCCTCGCGGGACGGATTCAAAACCGGGACGAATGTCGAATATGGTCGCGCGTGGGAGCTTGGCTTCACCCGCCCCTCTGTGACCATCTTCCCGAAACGGGCAAAGGCGCTGAGGTTTCAGATTGGCGGGAAGACTGTATTCGCAAAGCGGGCAACGCTTCCCCCGAAAACCTTTCCAGCCCGCCCGTGGCTCAAGCCTGCAATTGATGCCATGATGCCGGAATTACAGCAAATGGCCGAGCGCGTCTACATCGGCGCGGTGATTCAATCACTCCCTGACAGGACAATCAATATCTAATGGACATTGAAGCGATTTATGGCGCGGTGAAATCGGCGCTTGGGGACTTGTCCGCCTATGCGGAAGTTAAGGGCGTGGCCAAGCATCCAGATGTGTGGATAAAGCAAGGCGAGACACTGCCAGTCATATCGCTGGTATTTGCCGACGGAACCTTCGACCACGAAAACGGTGGGGACAAACAATGGACGCAGGCGGTAAGAAGCCGGCTGAATCTTGAAATCCATCTCGTAATTAATAGCTCTCCGGATAACCTGGCGCTCGAATTCGTGCGGCAGTTTAACGATATCCAGGATGCAATTGTAACGCTTACGAAAACACCCGCATTCAATGCGCTTGGACGCGCATATGTGGCCGACTTCCAGATTGCCCATGCTGATACCGGAGCGTGGATCTGGGCTGTGATGCGCCTCGTAGTGGGCGAATAGAACTTAGTTTCACCAACTCAATAACCCTGAAGGCTGGCGTGTTGCCGGCCTTTTTTATTTATAGGAGCAGTGGCAATGACACTCGCAAGCCTGAACACAAGAGAATTCGAATCCTGCTTTTCGCTGAATAAGCAGTCGGCAATAGGTACGGCGCTTGCCGCTGCTGCTATCGACCGAAAGCTGCCTTATCGCGGCTTCGGCCCTCCGACCGTGGAATTCCCGGCGGCCATCTCCGATGATGGCTGGTATGGGCGCGGCACGAACTTCCCGACATTCTGGGACCCGATTCAGAAGCGCGTCGTAATTCCCGCGCGACAATACTCCATGACCCCGCTGAGCGCCATGTTCGGGCTGGGCTATGTCATGGGGGCGGTTTCGAGCACGCAGCCCAACAGCGCGGGATATAGTACGATTTACGACCATGCCTTCACGTTTCAGGACTCCGAGACCAACATGGAGTGCAACTACACCTCCATTATCGAAAAGGCCGGCGACCGCTGGCAGAAGCTTATTCATGGCGTGGTACTCGAATCCTGCACCATTGCCGGGAACCAGAGCGATCACGTCACGATTCAGTGGCAGGGATTCGGGCGCGATCAGGCCGACGATGCAACCTCACTGCCAGAAGTATCCGCTTCGAGCTTCTTTAACTTCCGGCGCTCAACGCTGGCATTCGGCGCATCGGGCGCGACCGCGAATATCGGCGATGCCCTGACCAATTTCACGTTCACCTTCTCGCAGAACCCGAACGCCAGGCGGAACGCGGGAGCCGCAGCGGGCGAAGAGACGTTGATTTCCAAGGTTCTTGTCGGCAAACAGCGCGTGTCTGGCTCCATTACGCTGGATCAGATGGATTCCGACCTGCGTGATTTGTTCCTTGATAACGACGAATGCGAACTGACATTGGTTTGCATTGGCGATCTTATCGCTGGGTCGTATTACCATCAGGTGACTATCAATATCCCCCACTTCCATATCCCGTCCGAGTCATTCGGCGAGGATGCGGATCTGGCGACGATTACCATCCCGTTTAACGAGCAGACGGTCATCACCGCTGACGGCGATCCCTACTGCACGGTTACTGTCCGCACCGATATCAATGATGACGACATTCTGGCCGAGGTCGCATAGTGCCAGAGACTGAAGTTGCCGTCCTTCGTCCAACGCGGGGCCTCGAATTTGCTGAATCCTCCGACAGCATTGAAGAGGCCCTGCAAGGGTACGCATACCGCGTAAAGCGGACATGGGACAAACCTATCCCTGATTCGTTTAACTGGCTAACCAGATGGGCGCTAGATAACACCGATGCGCCCTACTTCCTGTTTGTGGAGGAGGACGTCGTTATTCCTCCCTTCGCAATGGAGGCGATGCTGCAGGTTGACGCAGATATTACCGCGATCAATTACAGGCTCAAGGTCGACAACAGGATCTCGGAATTCTGGAAGCACGGGAAACTGCTCTGGGTATCACTCGGATGCACGCTGGTTAAACGTCGGGTATTTGAGACACTGCCCGAGCCGTGGTTCTCGTGTGACTATGCGCTTGTGAATAAGTCCACCGGCAGCGCGTGCAAGGAGAAGTTTCTGGCGATGGAGTACAACCCGCGATCCTATGCCGGGCAGGATGCCTATCTCTGCTGGAACGCGGTGCAGGCGAAATTTACCGTGGATTCAGTCAAGGGAATCGAATGTGCGCACCTGCGGCTTGA